GTGATCTCTTTCAAGGCAGTTCTAATGGCACGATAAAAAGCGACCCGCTTTAAGGACGCAAGGAGCATTCCGATCTTGCCGGATGCTTTCTGTGCGTGGTCGCCCGCTTGTCTAATGGATTCCCCCGTTTTCTTCGTCTCAACAGAAATATTGGCCGGGATTGCTCCGTCAAGTGCCTTTTTTACATTCGCCCCGGAGTTAGCCACTTTGTCCAGGGCATCTGCAATTTTGTTGAGACCTTTTATTGCGGGGTTTGCTCTCGCAACTATGCTATAAACAAGGTCATTATTTGCCATTGTGTTTCCTCATAAATGCGTTGAGTTTGGCTTCTAACTCTTCCGCTTCTCGCTTTCGTTCGTCCTCAATCTCTTTTTCGGTCGGCGGGAATATCTTTATTGGCTCTTTAATGTAGTCAATGATTTTGGCTTTCTCTCCCAAGTGGGAAAGCCCTGCCAGTATCGCTTGATGGATGTACCACCCTTGCAACCACATTTCGCTATTCCGTTCTTCCTTTTGGATTTTGAACGCTTTTCGGTATGCCCTTGTTAGTTCGGGTGAGCCGTGCCAATACTGCTCTGGGGTCATTCCCATCGCAAGGCAGTTCACGAACTCTTCATCAAGGTCTATTCCACCGTCACGAAAGGGGTAACTTCTTCCTCGCTCTCCGTGAACGCTTCAAGGGGTTTTGCGTAAAGGAGTGCAAGTCTCTCCACAAAATCATCGGGGAGCGGTCTTCCGATACCCTTTAAGAGTTTCTCTGCTTTGATGCGGTCAACTCTCTTGTGGTTCTTCCTAAACGAGTACCAAAACAGTTCTTCGATTTTGGTGACCGGGTATCTCGCAAGATCGTCAATGTTGAACCCGTTTCTCTCTGCGAACTTTATGGATTCCTTGTCAAACTCAAGGGTGTACTTTTCACCGCTCTCGGTGTCGGTAATAACAATCGGCTTCACTTCAATCATCGTCTCTTCTCCTTCTTTAGAAAAAAGGGGTATGCAAGATACCCCTTATGTCCCTTATGCGGTCGGCTTTGCCGCCCAACCCTCAACCTTGCCAGCAACTACATTTGCGTTAGCATTGAGTGCTTCGTTTACGCTTGCTGCGGACAGACCCAGGTGGACGGGTTCGCCCGTGAAGTAGAAAGCGTTGTCAAGGTTCGGATGGGTGATGCAGAACCAAGTGTTCTTATCATCGGGAATAGCCGCCTGATATGCGGATACCAGAGTCGCCCAAGCGGTCTGGAAAGCGTTGGTGTTGTTCGCCACAAACGCAATGTTGCCGCCCGTGGTCTTTAACCCTGCCACAAACTGCTCAAATTCAAGTTCTTCGAGTGGTGTGACATCAATGGCACTAACCTCTTCGCCAATTCCAGGGATCTCTTTGATGCCAGGAATCTGCGTGTAGGCGCTTGCCGTTGTAGGTCTCGTTCCGGCCGTCTGTTCTACCGCATAGAAGACCTTCATACCGATAGTAGAATTACCTACTCTTGCCATAGTCTTTTCTCCTTATACACGGTACATTTGGAAGGTTATGTCTTCCCCGTCCGTGACGGGTGCGGAGACAACCGCCGTGTACCTCATAGTGATTCTGTAAATCGTCCTGTCCACATTCGGGGTCTTCCCCATAAAGGTTCGGGTGAACAGGTTGTTTAACATTTCTGCATCTACGGCACTTGCTATTCGCTTTGCCGTGGATTTCATATTGGTGTCGTTAGCGTAGACATTGATCTCATAGGCGATGTTTACTGCGTGGTCTTCAAGGTCTGCGTCCTGTGTGCCAAGGTGGGTGTAGTTGTCACTCTCCACCACCGTGACCAACGGGAACTCCGCAGAGGTCTCCACATAGTCGTTCGTCACCTTTAATTTCTGGTAGGTCTGCTTTAGCGGTGCTAATGCGGTATTCACTTTTGTGATTATTAGGTTTTCAATGTCAATCACGCTTAAATACCTCTTTCACCACTTCTTCGACCCTTTGCCGAACTTCTTTGTGTCCGTGATACATACCCATCTGCGGTGCAAGCCCGTCAAACATCTGCTTCTTGTAGTACCAATATCCCTTCTCGGAGTATTGTCTTTTGTGCGTTTCTGACCAGGAACCGGGTTCAATGGACACAGGCGGTGTTATCTCGCTTGCGTCATACCCAAGCCCTGCGGTCACACCCGCACCAAACTCCATAAAGAACACATCTTTGCCCGATGCGACTACCTTGTACCCATTTGGGATTGGTTCAGCGGTCACCGTTACATCGGTGTTTCCGCTCCACCCTTCGGGGATGTAGTAGATGTTTGCTACCTGTACGCCGATTTCCGCAAGTCTGCGGCAAATTTCGGTTGCCATTTCTTCCATCTGCGCAGCAACCGCACGGGTTTGCTTTGCGGCTGAACGGATGCTTTCAAGGTCTAATGCGCTAAATGTTATTTCACGCACTCTTGTCCACCCTCGTTGCCCCTATGACTAAACTGTTTAAGGATTTTGCAACCCTCGTCACAACATAGTCATAAGGAGTGTCCTTGGAGTAAGGCACATCCACCCACAGAACAGAGGTCTCCGTTACCGGGCAACTCACATTGTCCGTAACCAAAACCTTGTCGTACCGTTCATTGATCCCGAACGCCTCTAATGCGCTCCTGCCGTTGGATGGGGATATGTTCATCCTCTCCTCAACAGGCGTGGAATAGGTGGGGACTTGTGCCCCTGTATATAGCCCGTACTCGTCTAACTCTTCGGTGACACCTTCGTAGAGGGCATAGTAGAAGGTCTGTTTGTTTCTCGCTAATGCTTTCATACCTTCGCTATCTGGATAACCTCACACAAGAGATCCTCGTCATTCACAGAACCGTAAGTTCTATTGATGCCGTTCTCGTTGTGTGCGATCTCTCCTTCTCCCCCTCTCCGCAGGAAATATCTAACCGCTAACTTGACTTGGAGCATTTCATACAGGGGTTCGATCTCCGCTCCATCGGGAATCCCGAACGGATAGCGTCTACGCAATATCGCCGATTTAGCATCATCAAGGTACACAGCAACCAATGCGTCCGTTGCGTCCGGGTCTGTACCTATCAAGGTCTGTGCCATTGTCAATTTTTCAGCATCGGTCATCTGTGTACCTCTCAATTACTTTTTCTTGGTCTTTTTCTTTGTTTCCACAGGTTTTTCAACCGTTTCCACAGGCTTCTCTTCACGCTCCGGGTCATACTTGGCATCGCCAACGAACCAAGAGCCATTCTTCAACTTCTTAACCATCTAACTCACCTTATGCGTGGTGGACATAGATGCCCTTAACCTTCTGGTCAAGAACCCAAGTGTCGTGTGCATAGCGGAAGTTGATTCTGTACGCATCCGCTTCGATGTTCTGGTCGGGAGTGAAGGTGCGCAGATTGCGGTGCTTCATTACCTGGAGAATTGCAGAGGGGTGAACGATCATAAAGTTGATTGCATCGCCGGAAGCGGTGTAGCCACCTGCACCCGCAGCCGTGGTCGGTGCGTTCAGCGTGATAGCGGTGTTGAATCTGCCCTGCGGTACACGGATGACCTGCATATCGTCAAAGTATTCAACATTCATATTCACATTGTCTTCGGCGTTGATGATCCGTCTCTCAATGTTGCCCTTGAGTCTCTGGTATGCAGCCGGGGAGATAAAGAGGACTCTGCCCTCATAGGGAACTTCCGCATCGTCCATAGACGCTTCTGCGGTGGCTACCAGGTCGGCTACATCCGTGCTTGCGGTGATAGTGCCAGTAGCAGAGCCAACACCCGTGGTGCTTGCCCACTTTGCGAAACGATCATTTTTCTTCAACAAGGTTCGCTACACCTTGTCCGTTTAACTGCTGCATATCACTATGCAGATGAGACTATATCTTCACCCGCTTGTTTTACGGGGCTTCCCATTTCGGTCACGCTTGTGACCTACTCTCACATTGAGATAGTCGTTGAACCTCACTTAATACCTTTGCCAATGGTAGCCATACGCCATTGGTCTTTTCCCCCTTGCACACGCTCTTATATTGCAAGCAAGGCTTTTAATTCTGTGGCTATTGTGGAACTTGGTTTCATTAACAAAGTCGGCTGCTTCAAAACTACTGTTGAATACCTTGCCTGTTTCAACACACTTGACCGCAATCCCTTTGTGGAATGGATTCGTCCGTCCATTTTCTTTTGCGTGGAGTGCGTTCTCTCTGTTTGTCACCCATTCAAGGTTCTCCGCTCGGTTGTCTAACCCGTTACCATTTATGTGGTTTACTTGTGGAAGGTGTCGTGGGTTTGGCACGAAAGCGGTTGCCACCAATCTGTGGACAAGGTATCGGTTGTTACCACCAAGTGCTATGCTTAAATAGTCCGTTCCGTGTCCTTTGTGTCTTGATGGCTTGAGGTACTTGTAAATCGTTCCGTGTTCCCTAAAGAAGTGTTCGCTTCGGCACACTCTCCGTATGCGTCCTTCGTTAGATACTTCGTAAGTTCCTCTTGCACCTGTGACAATTTCTTTCCAAGTTTCCATCGTGAATCTCCTTTGAGTTCGCTAAAGTATTAAGTTTTGGCTGCTGATTGTCTTATAGGTCGCAACTCCTATAAGGTTTCCCAGCAATTAAGGAAGTGTTCACATAGCGTTACCGCTATGCAGCCCTACGATTTAAGGCGTCAATTTCGGGTACGACATCAACACGCTCCACCTGGGAGAGTGCTGCCGCTACGCTCTGTCCAAGGGTTTCCTCGTTGTCCAGGAAGTCGATCTGGAATGCTCTGCCACGATCCTGGGTGATGGTGTAGTCTTCCCATCCGCCAGTAACATTGCCCATAACATAACCGGCATCTCTGCTGTAGTTCGCCATACCGTTAGAGGTGAAGGAGAACAGGTTTACGGTGTTTGCACCAACCCAGTTTGCGTTGGCCGTATCAAACATAGAGGTGAGAGACTGTCTCTTGTAGACTTCATCAAGGATGGGCAGATATTTCTGCGCAAGGGTGATGGTATTGGAAGGGGGCATTACAACGGTAGTTGCCATAGTTTTTCCTTTCTACAGGCCGAACCACTTTCTGTACTTCTCCGTCTCGTCATTTGACGGGGCAAGAGTTTCGCCACTTGAAAGTTTCGGCTGATTGTTGATAAGTTCGGTTTTTGCTTTCTGTTTCTGTGACTCCAAGAAGGTCTTCTGCTGAATAAAGAAGTCCTCGCTGATACCTTCGGGAAGGTTCATCGCCATATTCGTTGCGGTCTGCGCATCGTAGCCGACTTCCATCAGTTTTGCCGTGTAGGTGGAGATTCTCTTCTCCGTCCGCAGGGCTGCTAACTCCTGTTTCAAGGCTTCGTCTGCTTCCGCTCTCTCGGCTTCTTTGCGGGTTGCTTCGTCCTGGGTGGATCTGTACTGTTTTTTCCAGTTCGCAGCGTCCGCACTTGCGTTGGTCACAGATGCCTTGAGTTTTTCAATCTCTGCGTCCTTTGCCTTTGCGCTCTCCGTGAGAGTGGCGATCTGCTTCTGCAAGTCCTCTAAAGTAGGGGTCTTGACTTCTTCCTTCACTTCGGTTTTCTTCTCTTCTGCCATATTCAATTTCTCCTGCGCTTTTTGAGGTGATCTCCCACCTGTGTTGCGATATTAAGGTGCTTCTCTGCACCATTCGTGCGCTTTTATAGAGCATCTCCGCTCTTATGAAATGCCTTTCGGCTATTTGCTGAATGAAATGCGGCATCTGCATCCGCAGTTAAGGTCTGCTCTTGTGAACATCCCCGGTTGAAGTGCTTGGTCATCCTCTGTGTAGAAGTACGCATCAATCGGTACTGTCTGTCCCTCAAGGATTGCGTGGGCATCACGGACTCTGTTATCAAGCATCGTGTGCCAAGTCTTTTTAGTTGCTCCGTTCTTCACCGCCGTGGATAGGCCTGCTTCGTTATAGAGCCTTACGGAGTCCGTCTCTGCTACTCTGGCAATGGCTTC